CATGCTGAGATCTACGAAACGGAGAACTCAGAGCGTAGTTTTGAAGAAGAAGTGAAATTATCAGGTTTTGGCGCAGCGCCAGTAAAGCCTGAAGGTTCTGCTATCAGCTTCGATTCAGCGCAAGAGTCGTACACTGCTCGTTACAACCACGAAACGGTTGCCATGGGCTTTTCTGTGACCGAAGAGGCCATGGAAGATAACTTGTATGACGCTCTTTCGGCTCGTTACACCAAGGCTCTTGCAAGGGCCATGGCGTACACCAAACAGGTTAAGTCGGCAGCTTTATTAAACAACGGTTTCACCACCTTCAATTCTGGAGATGGCGTGACTCTGTTTAGCACAGCTCACCCGACTGTGGCTGGTGGAACAAACGCAAACCGTCCAACAACAGATGTAGACTTGAACGAAACATCTCTTGAAGACGCAGTGATCAAGATTGCCGCTTTCGTTGACGAGCGTGGCCTGTTGATTGCAGCACGTCCTCGCAAGTTGATCGTTCCACCTGCGCTGATGTTTGTAGCAACTCGTTTGTTGGAAACAGATCTGCGTGTCGGCACAGCCGATAATGATCTGAATGCCATACGTTCTAACGGTTCTATCCCAGAGGGGTATCGTGTTAATCACTATCTGACTGACACAGATGCCTTCTTCCTGACAACTGACGTTCCTAATGGAATGAAACACTTTGTCAGAACGCCTATGGCGACCTCTATGGATGGCGACTTTGATACTGGTAATGTACGGTACAAAGCTCGTGAGCGTTACAGCTTTGGCGTTTCTGATCCACTTGGAATGTTTGGCTCCCGTGGGGGCTGATTGTACCATGGTACAAATTTTACAAAAGGGCGGTTTCATGCCGCCCTTTTTTGTGTATACTAATTAAGTCCCTGACAGCGAAAGCTGACACTAGCCAAGACAGGAGTACCAAATGGCTAATACAACTTTTAACGGACCAGTGCGTTCCGAAGGTGGCTTTAAGCAAATCACCAAAAACGCAACTACAGGTGTTATTACTGAAAATTATTCGGTCAGTTCTACTGGTCAAATAACAGCAGCAGCATCAACAACAATCTTTCAATACAACTACATCACATGCCCGCCTCCGGTAACGAGTATGTTGGGAAACAGTGCTGTGGGTGTTTTGGCAGATGGTGACAAGTTTGGCATGATGTTCTTTGGTCCTAACGGTCAAGTTTATCCAGCCGCTTGTGTTTCTGTTGGCGCTTTCTCAGCGGGTGGAACCGCACCCATGCTTGACGGCACAGTTCCAGCAACTGACACAGCTACCACTCATGCTGGTCTTAATCTTACAATGGACGGTGAAACCACTGACAATGTTGGGTTGCAAATGATTCCCGGCGGTAACGCACAAGGAACAGGACCACATACATATACAGTTGGGACTCATTCAGGTTCTATTGATGCGACTTTTCAAGCAGCAGACTATACGGACTTTGACTGCATAGTTATTGGCTTTAGGAAGGTTGAGGAATTTGCTACTGGCCTTAATGCAGCGATTGCTGCGGCTACAGCAGGTGATTTGGTCTACACCGACATCGTTGCATTTGGAGCGCAGGGTGATACCAACATTGAGATTCAAACGGATCTAAATAACTCAGGCACATCAACATCAACAGACTGTGGAGCATCGGTTCCAGTTGATACCCAGAACTTGCGTTTGAAAGTTAACCTTTCTTCTGCTGGTGTGGTCACCTATGAGTTGGTTGTAAATGCAATAGCAGGTGAAGGTACGCTTGCTGCCCCAGCAACAACGGCAGCGTTTACGTTTGATGATGGTGATGTTCTTGTTCCATATATAGCTACTTTGAAAAATGGCACAGCCACAGATGAGCTATTCCTGAAAGATATTACGGTCACTCGCACACCCGGCTCTTCTTTTGAAAGGCTTTAAGTAACAGAGGGGGGTTACCCCCTCTTCTTTTAAAAAGGAGTTTGATATGGCGAGTGGTGATGTAAAAGCTAAACTCATCAGTGATGAAAATGCGTCAGATGATGACCGTCTTGTAACTGCGGCAAGGCCCAATACCAGTGCTACTATGGCTAACACCACCTTTCTTGGAGGAGGTGCTAGAAATGTAATAGTTACCACCACAGGGACAGGCGATAATGAAAAGACTTGCACCATAACTGGAACAGATGTCTTTGGTGATGCAATGACAGAGGTCATTACGTCAACGGGTAGTGCAGAGGCTGTTGCTGGAACTAAGCTGTTTCTTACAGTAACAGCGGTAGAGTGTTCTGCTCAATATGCTGCAAACATCAAGGTTGGATCTGGAACATTATGTGCTGAAGCTATTAGTGGCAAAAATAGAGTTCGTTTAAAAGGCTTCTCTATAGTCTCTGGCGGGTCTGCTGGCGTGGTTAATTTTGTTGATGGTACACCTGAGAGCGGTTCTATTTTGTTTAAATCAAGAACTATAGGAACAGACAATACAACCGTTGACAGAACCATACCTCAGAATGGAGTGCTGTTTGAGAGTGGCATGGCTGTTCAGTATACTGTTGCTACAGTAGACATGATGACGTTTTTCCATGGCTAGAACTAAGGCAAAAATGCCGCCTAGAAATAAAAAGAATTTTCGCCCCACTAAATCTGGAGCGGGAATGACAAAGGCTGGTGTTGCTGCTTACAGGCGTAAAAACCCCGGCAGCAAGCTCAAGACAGCGGTTACAGGCAAGGTAAAACCCGGAAGCAAAGCAGCGAAGCGCAGGAAATCTTTCTGCGCTCGTTCTGCTGGCCAGATGAAAAAGTTCCCCAAAGCTGCAAAGAATCCAAATAGCAGGCTACGGCAGGCTAGGAAGAGATGGAAATGTTGAGTTCTAAATTCATAGCTGGAACTTTGTTTGTGTCTTTTGTGGGCATATGCGCCACAGGGGTGACTTGGATATCATCCACTCTTATAGGTGTGGATAAGAGCGTTGCTGTCATGTCTGTAAAGATTGATGACAATAGTCAGAAGATTGATGAGCTTCATAGTATGTTGAAGCCAATGTGGGAAGAGTTCACAGGAAGGAAATACGATGGCAATATCGCGAGCGTCCATGCAACAGCAGCTAAAGGGGAATAGGATGAAGAAGAAAAATATTGGCGGTTTTTTAGAAACTTTTTCTCCAGCATACAGCATTGCTAAAGGCAAAGGCCCGATTGGAAAGGCCACTCGTAGTGGCAAGGGCATGGGTATTCTTGGGATGCTCGCCTCTGAGATAGAAAAACGTAACAAAAAAACAGGGTCTGAGGCTATGAAAGCAGACCGTATGACTGGAGCAGATAGAATGTCTGGAGGCGGTCAGGTAGTCAGGTCAAAGCGAACACGCTCTATTGATGGCATAGCCTCAAAAGGAAAAACTCGTGGCACCCAAAGGTAAACGAAATTACAGGTCTGAATATAAGAACTACCAGTCCACTGTAACTCAAAAAAAACGTAGGGCTTCTAGAAACACTGCAAGAAATAGAATGATTTCTGCTGGTAAAGTAAAAAAAGGTGATGGCAAAGATGTTGCTCATAGGAATGGCAACCCAAGAGATAACAGAAGATCTAATTTGAAAGCTGTGCCAGCTTCTAAGAATAGGTCATTTAAAAGAACAAGTTCCGCCAGAAAACAGAGCAGGAGGTCGTAATGAAAGCCGCTAAAAAATTAATGGCTAAGAAAAAAGGAGTTAGAACTCCAAAAACAAAAAATAAATATGCAAGACCTCTCATGCCCAAACAGCCTAAAACTCCGGGTTCCTTTCAACACTTCATGTCATATGAAGAGGGCGGTTCTGTAAAGAAGATGAAAAAGGGTGGCAAAACAAAATCTAGGGTGAATGAAGCTGGTAACTACACAAAGCCGGGATTAAGAAAAAGAATATTCAACAGAATTAAGGCTGGTGGAAAAGGGGGCGCTCCGGGTCAGTGGTCAGCAAGAAAAGCGCAAATGATGGCTTCTGCCTATAAAAAAGCTGGTGGTGGATATAAAGACTGATGGTGGCTTATGATTCATGCGTTTTTATTAGTTGTTGTTTTGGGGGGAGAAGTAGTTAGCTCAGATATGTATTTTGAGTCTATCGATAGGTGTAATTATTTTGCTTCAGAAGTAACAAAAAGATATGGGAATTACCAACATCTTTACTCTGTTCCAGAGGAACATAAGGCTACGGCGTATTGCAGGCCAGTAAAGGTAGACCCAAAGAAGATAGAGGTTTATTGACATGGACCCAGTATCAGCGATGGCAACAGCTTCGGCTGCTTTTAGCGCCATAAAAAAGGGATTCGCTATAGGTCGCGATATTGAGTCTATGGCAAGTGATCTTGGAAGGTGGATGGGTGCGCTGAGTGATCTGGATATGCTTGAGAAGGAGGCAAAGAACCCGCCTATTTTCAAAAAATTATTTGCTGGAAAATCAGTTGAGCAAGAGGCCATAGAAACATTTGCCGCCAAGCAAAAGGCGCAAGCACAACGCTACGAATTGCAGCAGTGGATTGGCATGACTATGGGCAGGTCTAAGTGGGATGAACTTGTCCGTATGGAAGGGTCAATTAGAAAGCAGCGCCAAGAAACTTTGTATATTCAGAGGCAAAGACGCCGTAAATTTGTAGAGATTGTAATGTGGATATTGATGATCCTTATAGGAGTTGGGCTTCTTGTAGGCTTTATAATGTTTCTTAAGGGAACATTAGCTAATGCAGAAACAAAACCAGAATATGTAACGTGCAGGCTCAAGGGTTGCGACATTATAGACGAACAAAGGGTTTGCATATACTATGGACCAAATAACACAGTGGATAGTGTTTGGCTTGATCCTTCTGAATACTTTCCTAGTGAGATTCAGTGTAAGTACAAACCTAATGAGAAAAAGCCCCCAACCGTTAGGGAAACTCTTAAAGCTATAAAGAAATCAAGAGAGTAATATGCCTCTAAAGAAATCGCAAAAAAGTTTGAAGTCTTGGACAAAGCAAAAATGGAGAACCAAAAGTGGCAAACCGTCCACGCAGGGTCCAAAAGCAACCGGGGAAAGATATCTACCGTCTTCAGCTATTAAATCGCTCTCATCGAAAGAGTACGCGGCGACCACAAGAGCCAAAAGGAAAGCTACTAAAGC